CCTTACTACTAACCAGAATATTGCGGGAGCCAAGACTTTTACTGATCGAATCATCGTACCTTCTCCTATCAGTGGAGTAGATGCTGCCTCCAAGGGATATGCTGATGGTATCTCCGCAGGTATCTCCGTAAAGAATTCTGTGGCAGTAGGCACGCTTTCAGCTCTGCCTACTAATGTGTATGTCAACGGAACACTAGGTGTAGGAGCTACTCTTACAGCTACTGCTGTTGGCGTTCTTGTTATTGATGGCTATACCGTTCTTCTTAACGATCGAGTTATGGTAAAGAATGAAGTGGCCTCAGCCAATAATGGTATCTACACCCTGACAACTTTGGGAACCGTTGGTATTCCTTATATTCTTACTCGTGCAACTGATATGGATCAGTCTGCTGAAGTTAATGCAGCAGCAGCGTTTATCAACAATGGAACAGCTAATAAAGGATCAGGCTGGGTAGTAGTAGGAACTCCACCGTATACAGTAGGAACCACTGCTATTAGCTGGACTCAGTTTTCTTCTCCTGGTCTGGTAAATATAGGTCTAGGCCTACGCCAAGTAGGTAATACTATAAGTTTGGAAATACCTGTTGATCCAAGTAATCTTCCTGGGGCTACTACTTCTACTACAGGAACTATTGAACTTGCTGGAGACTTAGCAGGTACTAATGTGCTTCCTACTGTAGTAGGCACTCACCTTGCTTCACCCCTTCCTCTTAACCAGGGTGGAACAGCCTCTACAACGTCATCTGCGGCCCGTACAGCCCTAGGGCTAGGTTCTGCTGCCCAAGACAATGTAAACGTCACAGCGGGCAATATAGCGCCTTTAGGAACCCAAGCAGCAGGAGCAGTTGGACAAGTAGCTGATGCTGGTCACGTCCATGCTATGCCTACTCTTGATCTGGTAAGTGCACCAGCAGCAAACGTATCTATGAACAGCCATAAGATTACATCTCTGGCTAATGCAACACTAGCTACAGACGCTATGGCATTTGGTCAGTTGCCTACTGTTCTTCCTCCAACAGGAAGTGCTGGGGGAGATTTAACAGGTACATATCCTAATCCAACCGTATCCAAGATAACTGGTGTAGCAGTTTCTAGCACAGCTAATTTTGGCAAGAGTATAGTAGCCTCTTCCGGATCAGCAGCGGCATGGGGTATTCGCCCAGTCACTGTTAGTAGTGGAACTATAAGTGGTGGAGTAATGACGCAGAATGGCGGTATTCTTAATGCGTTTGATATTACTGCCGCCGTTGGTTATATCGCTGACTACACAACAGATCCGGCTAATCCAGCTGTGACACTTGTTAATATAAGTGCTCAGACCATTACACTTAGTGGTTTGCAGACTCCACAAGTTGTTAACTATTGGTATGCAGATAGCAGTGGCGTTATACATTCTCAGACTACAGCTTTGAGTGGTTCCCAGCGTAGATCTAATGTGCAACTAGGAGTGACTTGGTCTGCTACAGGTACTGGAAACTTATACAATATTATGTGTGCACCAATAGTTCTGGACTACTCTACTGACACTCTATTTGGCTTATTTATTAACTTAGGGTCTTTCTCAGTATCTGGTAATCAGATTACTTTCAATGGGGCTAACCTAAATATTAATAAGGCAGCCGGTACTCAGGTAGCTGTAGGACGAAACTTTGCTACAGGTGGAACCGTTGTTCCCAATCTAGTAACCAATCCTGCTGAAACTGTAGCCACTTTTAGATACGTGACTCAGAACTCTTCATCTCAATCAGCAACTAGAACAACTATTGATGTTGCTAACTATGATAATGCCGGAACTATTACTGCACTAAGCGCTAATGGTCATGCTGCTATACATAGAATATGGCAAGTTCCTACAGGAGTCTCAGGGTCTCAGATTGTTATTCAGTACGGGCAGGTGGATTACGGTTCCCTAGCGCTGGCTACTGCTGCATTTGGTCAGGAAATTTTTACACCCAATCCGGATCTAATTGGAAGTCAGGCTTGTCTTCTTGGATATATTGCTGCTACTAAGGCAGCTACTTCTCTAAATAACACTTCACAAGGAGCAATTTTAATAGCAGGTAGATTTGATACCGCATAATCTCTTAAGTAATATGTGGTAATCTGTAGATCAAGAGATACTAATTCGAAGAATTGAGAATAGCCCATGTCAATGAGTTTCGCTTCTCCGTCAATGAGAGCAGCAGCATCAGACCTAGCGATAGCAATATCACCACTAGGTTTAGTAGAGCTTTCCGATGAAGAATTTGAAATGCATGGGCCAAGACTCAATAGATATGCAGAGTACTGGGCTTGGTATCTAGGACACCACTGGGGAACCAGACGTGAATTCGGTGATCCTCAACTTACTTTCAATTACATCAAGTCATTCGCTGACTATATAAATAACTTCTGTTTCTCCAGAGGCATCGCCTTTGATACCATCAAGGAATATGACCACATTATTCCCGCTCTGCTGAAGAGAATTTGGCAGCAGGATAATAATATGAAGGCCGTTACCTGGGAGATGGGTCAACAGGGCGGTGTCTCTGGAGACTGTTTTTTGAAGGTAGCCTACGAATCAGAGTGGACTGATGATGCTGGTAACTTCCATCCTGGAAGAGTCCGTATCCTTCCCCTTAACTCTGCCTACTGCTTTCCAACCTGGCATCCACACGACCGTGACAGACTTCTGGAGTTCAAACTTAAGTACCGTTTCTGGGGAACAAACACAGAAGGTACAAGAAGCGTATATACTTATACTGAATTGATTCGTTCTGATGTCATTCGTGAGTATGTAAATGATGAGCTTATTGATGAGCGTCCAAATGCACTAGGTGTTATTCCTATCGTGCATATCGCCAATCATCCTGCATCAGGTTCCCCTTGGGGAATGAGCGATGTACAGGACATTATTACTCTCAACCGTCAGTACAATGAAACTGCTACTGACATTGCTGATATCGTAAACTATCATGCAGCTCCTATCACAGTTGTTATTGGCGCAAAGCCAAGTCAACTTGAGAAGGGTACCAACCGTGTTTGGTCTATTGGTAGCAAGGACGTAGATATCCATAACCTTGAAAATGGTGTGGATCTACAGTGGCCACTTGAAGTTTTGCATACCCTCAAGATTGGTATGCATGAGATGACAGGTGTTCCAGAGTCTGCTCTTGGACAGTCACAGGCTATTTCAAATACTTCTGGTGTAGCTCTTGCAATGCAGTTTTTGCCACTAATGCAAAAGTTTGACCTAAAGAAGATACAATATGGTAAGGGACTACAAAAGATAAATGAGTTAGCTCTTAGAACTCTATTCATTTTTGAGCCTGAAGCATTACTTTATAATCCTGATACAGAGGGGATTATACAAGAGGGTCAGCCATTGATGATTGATCCTAATGATCCACTGGTCTACTTCAGTGATATCGATTGGCCTTCACCACTTCCAATCGACAAGCTTGTAAAGCTGAATGAGATCGCAGCCATGATGAACATGGATCTTGAAAGTCGTAGAGGAGCACTGAAGGAATTGGGAGAACAGTTCCCAGATGACAAGCTTCAGGAAATCTATGATGAGCTACATGAAGATGCAATTCGTGATGGTGCACTACGTATGCTGAGAACACAGATAGATGCTATCGCTCTCGGGTCTACTGGTCTTCTACCAACTGAAGACGGGTCTGTTGCAGATCCTAATGCAGTTCCTGCTACAGATGCAGAAGGAAACCCTAAGCCAACAGATAATGGTCCGGATAAGATTGATCAGACTCCTAATCTACAGGCTTTGGATGGAGCAGGTTCCATGAATGCTCTAAGAGAGATGGTTAACAACGCATACGGTACTAAGCTAGGTTCACGCCAGCTACCTACAGACGACAATTAGAATAACGTTAAGTACATTAATTCGGGACATATTCGGAAAACGGCTAGTTAAAACTCAGGAGATAGAAAAATGACAGTTCCAGTACAGCCAGGTTTGGCGGCAACAATTGAGTCTCCAAGCGATAATGGTGCGCAGAGTCCAAACCCTTCCCCATCTTCTTTTGCACACGGAGCTACAGGTGAACGTACATTCACTGAAGCAGACCTAGCAAGAGTAAGACAGGAAGAGAAGGACAAGCTCTACTCTGATATCAAGTCTTTGAAGGACCAGTGGGCAGAAGCTCAGAAGTCCCTTAAGACCATTGAGGAGCAGAGAGCGCAGGAACTTGCAGAAGTCGCGCGTAAGCAGCAGGAAAAGGACTCAGCACTTCAGGCTAAGAAGGAAGAAGAGATGTCTGCAAAGCAGCTTCTTGAAGCCAAGCTGAAGGAGACTAATGATACTTGGGAGAATCGCTTTAGCACACTCCAACAAGAGCGTGACAATGAGCGTGCACTTCTTGCCAAGGAAAGAGCATATAATGAACTTGTAGACTATAGAACATCTGCTATTACTGCAAATGCTGAAGACATTGCTCCGCAGTTCCATAACTTCATTACCGGTGAGACTAAGGAACAGATTGACAACGCTATAGCACAAGCAAAGGCTGCTACTCAGTCCATTGCTGATGAAGTAGCTGCGGCAAGACAACAGCAGGTAGCACAACCAAGAGGTGTCTCTACTACAGGTTATCCTCCACTAGGTCCAATTGAAGGATCTATGGGATCAAAGACATACACATCACAGGACATTAACAACATGTCTATGGCTGAGTATGCAAAGTTCCGTCAAGAATCTGGACTGGCTGGTAAGGATGCATCTCTTAACCGTGGCCTCTTTGGTTAGTAGAATAGGAAGTAAATGTTAATTCCAGCTCAAAGTGCCTCCATAGATATTCCGTCTCAGACTGTAGATTTAGGCTATGAAGTAGTAAGTCATACGATTACACTAGATAGTAATGGGTACTGTAATCAGACATTTAGCGCCCCTACAGGTAAGAAAATTTTTAGTGGTTCACTATTTGGTGTACCGAATTATTCTGTATCTGGAGCTGTTGGCAGCTACCCATCTTCTGACGGAACTTCCTGGACAGTTCAGGGAGCGTATGAGTGGTTAACCTTCGGATCACCCACTTTATACCTAATCTGTATTAATATATAAAGTAAACACACTGGGTACGGCTAGTGCCCGAACCCATATAATCGATAAGGACTAAATATGGCCTCAGCAATTACGGGCACACCGAATATTTCCGGAGTCCCAACTTCTTACGGAAGTAGCTCTGCTCTTTCCCCTGCAATTCAGACTATCTGGTCAAAAGAAATTCTATTCCAGGCAATGCCTATCCTGCGTTTCGAGCAATTCGCAGTAAAGAAGACAGAGCTAGGCGTTACCCCTGGTCTTACAATTAACTTCATGAGATACAACAACCTTGGACAGGCTTCCCAGCTTGTTGAAGGTATTCGTATGCAGACTGCTCCACTAACAGCTTCTCAGTTCTCTATTACTGTTGCAGAACAGGGATTCGCTGTTGCTGTTTCCGAGCTTCTACTTAACGCATCCTTCGATGATGTTATGGCTTCTGCTTCTCGTCTACTAGGTCGTAACATGGCTACCTATCTAGACATCTCCGCAAGAAACACTCTTCTACAGGCATCCTCTCAGCTATTCGGATACCAGAAGGATTCTGGCGCAATCAACAACCAGGTATTCTACAATGTAGGAACTCCTGGAACATCCAATGTATCTATGACTGGTGACTTCAACCTTACTTCCCAGGTTGTATTCGACGCTGTAGAAACTTTGGCTACAAAGAATGTTCCAAGACTTGGTGAGACATATGTATGTTTCGTACACCCACACCAGTCAAGATGGCTAAGAAATGATCCACAGTTTATTGAAATGACTAAGTATGCCGCTCCAGGTAACTTTATGCTAGGTGAGATAGGTAGACTCAACGACGTAGTGTTTATCGAGACTACTCAGGTTCGTAATGTTGTAGGTGGAGCTGGAGCAGGTTGGACAACTGATACCACAACTAATGGTGTAACAACTGGTAATGGTGCAACTAACCGTTATGATTCCATCTTCATTGGAGACAATGCATTCGGACACGCTATTTCTCTACCTGTTGAATTGCGCGATGGCGGTATCCTAGATTTTGGAAGAGAACACGCTTTGGCGTGGTATGCTATATGGGGATTGGGATTAATCACAGACATTTCCGTAGTAATTGCATCAACTAACTAATACCATAAGTTTTACAACACATAGGGAGCCCTGCCTGCTATGGGCAGGGTTTTCTTTTGTGCCACCAAGTAATGCTATACTGTACTCATGACTAATAAACTAATTTTGGGTGGCACTTGTTCTCGGGAACATCTTCTTACTGAGGAAACTATCTATAGGTATCCTGACAGTTCTAAACAAGCCGGAACTATTCGCTGTTCTATCTGTAAGCAAATGGCCAAGGATAAGTATAGAGGTGTAGAGCGAGTAGACCACATAGTAAAGGTGGCCACTAAAGATAGAACTCACTGTCCCTCTAAGCATTTATACGACGATAAAAATACCTATCTTACTAAAGACAATAAGCGTCAGTGTAAAACATGTTCTAGGGAACGAGAGTACCTACGTAATTACGGCATTACTATTAAAGACTACGATCAGATGTTTACTGATCAACAGGGACTATGCGCTATATGTAAATTGTCTTCTGACAAGCGTTTGTGTGTAGACCATAATCATACGTCCGGAGCAGTGAGAGAACTGCTCTGCGACAATTGTAATGTAGGTATTGCGCGTTTTCTTGAAAGTGTAAGCGCCCTACAATCAGCGATAGAATATATACAAAAGCACAACTACTGAGCTAATAACTAGGAGAATAACATGGCAGCACCACGCAAGCGTGCAGGAGACTTGACAGGTATTGAGACTGAGCGTCTTCAGAAGGAAAACCAGGCTGAACTCAAGAAGAGATCACAGGAAATTTCTATGATGGCTGAGGTTGAAGCCGAGGAGAACGCAGTTCCTATTGATTATTCAGATGGTCCCCTTACCCGTGTAGTAGAGGATGAGCTTTACCAAAGAGATGAAGAGATTGAGCTGGAAACCCCGACTCGTACGATCATCCCGAATACTACTCTTGAGTCTGTAACCTTTGGTGCCGGACAGCACTATAACTTTGAAGAGGGCCGCAAGTATACGGTGCCGCTGGATTTGGCGAGACACCTAGACAGTAAGGGCCTCCTATGGACCGGTGGCTACCGCTAAGACAAGCTTTTGTCTCGACAAAATAGGAAGTCAATATGTCAGGTAATTTCACCGACACAACAGACCGTGCCATGCTGGACTGGATTACAGGTACTTCACTAGGTGGTTGGACTCCTCCGACAACTGCATACGTTATGCTACTGACCGCAGATCCTACGACTACTTCAGCAGTTCCAACTAATCCGCAGCTATCAGAACTTACTGAACTTGCGGCTACAGGTTATGCACGACAGGTCGCTACATTTACAGCAGCATCTACACCTAATAATGGAACCAGTCAGATTCAGAATTCTAATCTTCTGACATTCGGACCCTTTACAGGAGCTGCTGGCTCTGGAACTACTACAACATTTGGGGCACTGGTCAATGTTGTATCCGGAACTTCTGGGGAAGTTATTGCTACTTGGCAGTGGGATATACCAGTGCTGGCTCCACAGAATCAATCTATTACTATTCCAATAGCTAATATCACACTCACACAACAGTAAGTAGGTTCCAGCTATGGGCTTCACTACTCAGGACATTATCAGTAGAGTCCGCACTGAGCTGGGGGACACAGGGGCACCATTCTCAGATACCTTCTTAGGTACGGGAATGGTGTCCACCTATGATCTTACAGATTTCAATGTATGGAACGTGACAGTAACGTGGATTCATAACCAAGCGCCCAT